ATATTTCTCAAACTGGTTCTGATAATACTTATACCTTAACTATTGGTAATAAAGATACTAAAGGAGTTCAATATTTAGTTTCTAGCTCTATTAATATAACTGGTTCTACACAAGCCAATTATAACCAATATGGGTGGAATACTTCAAACCCAATTAATTTTCCATTTTCGGGTTCAATTCAAGAATTTAGATATTGGATCAATTCTATACCAACTAATAATTTTAAAGATCATATCTTAAATCCTCAATCTATTGTTTATAATGGAGTAACAGGTTCATATGATTACCTTTAGGAAGTGAATTAAATACTAATACTGGTTCATTAACCTCAGTACACCCTTCTACTACTTCTTCATTTGCAGGTGGTTCAACAGGTTCTGTAAGTATTGGTAATTATGTAATTAATCATGAATTATTTTTAGTTAATACTCCTAATGTAGGTACTATTACAGAAATAGATGAAAAAGTAAGAATATCAACTTCTAATCTAATCCCAGGAGATGTGTTGACACCTTACATTTCACTACAAAAACCTGAGACTTTCCCTTATACACCAGACTTAAACATAGTTGAGGTAGCAATATCTCCTCAGGATTCAATTAATGAAGATATAATTGCACAATTAGGTTCATTTAATATAGATGAATATATTGGTGACCCAAGATTAAATTCTTCAAATACTTACCCTAAATTAGATGATTTAAGAAATTTCTATTTTAAAAAGTATTCTGATTCACAAAATATATTTGATATTATAAAACTTTTATCTTATTTTGATAACTCGTTATTTAAAATGATTAAAGATTTTGTACCTGCTAAAGCTAATCTTTCTACTGGTTTAGTTATTAAATCTCATATGTTGGAGAGAAATAAAATAGCTCGCCACGAACCTGCATTAACTTTTGTGGATCATAGTGGGTCCATTGAAACTGCTTTTATATCTGGTTCTAACGGTTTAAACCTGGATATCAATACTGATAACACAACAACTACACAATATATTTCTGGAAGTATAGAAAAATTAAATACTGATAGAAGAGAATTAATTACTGGAGAATTAGGTGGAACTATAATAACTGCACATACTCAAACAACAGAAAATATTGTATATGAATTAAATCATTTATCAATTTCTGCTTCACAAGATATAAATAAAAACTTTTATAGATTACCTATAAATCCAACATTAAATAATGTATCTTTAGCAAGAACATCTCCAAAATATTTGGATATAGATTATGCATATAATCCAATTACACCAGTTAATTTTAACTTTTTAACTGCTAGTTTACAAGTAAATTTAAATGATAATAATTACCCATTTTTACATGCAGCCGTTCAAGATAGTAACTATACATTAAAAAGACATACTCAACCTAGATATGAGGGTAGTAAATTAACAGGAGCAACTTATAACACCTTCACTGTAGGAGATATTTCTTATGGTTCAGATCCTGTTATAAACACTAACCCAATTCAATTTGCTTATTTTAAAGAAATATCTTCTCAATCATTGACACTTTCAGGAAGAAGTAATGTAAATATAAAATATTTAATTGATAGTGCCTCTAATATAGTTGAATTAACTGAGGCTAATAAAAACCTATTTGATGTTCAAGATATTTTTAATAAAACTAATGCTAATATAGCTTTAGATAATATAAATCAACCTTCAAAACAAAAAACATTAAACGGGTTAAAAGGAATTTATGCTGGAGGATTTAGATACGAACCTATATTACAAAATTTCTCTACAGATACCTCTGATCATAAAACATTAGATTTTCTTTATACTGATGATATCTCTATACCTAATCCGGCAACAGGAAGTATGGTTGATTTATCCATACCTGGTGGTATTATTTTAGGTCAAGCAACTCTACCCACACCTGCAACTCATGCCAACCCAGGTACCTTACAAGATAATATTACAGTAACTTATAATTCCCCAATATCCTTTCCAGTAACTAGAAATACTCCTTATACAGGAAAAATAACTCAAAGAGTAACAGGAAGTGTAACAGTAACAATAAAATTCTCTCCTAAAGGAGATTTTACTACAAAACTTTATAAAAATACTACAGGTGCTGGAACCCCTGATTGGACAGTAGTAGGCCCCTATATAAACACTTGGTTAAATAGTGCTGCATCAACTGATATTCTATCAGGAGCTGTTAACCAAGTAGGTTCAATATTATTAGAGGCAGGAGTAAGATTACAAATCCGTAATGGAGATCGGGAAGCCTATAGAGTAGTATCAACACCAGGTTTAGTAAAGAATTATCCTTTACTACCTAATGATGGTAATGGTTTAGATGGTATCAAAATAAGTGCTTTAGATTCAAATGTAGATTTTTCTCTATTTAATGTCGTAAACTCTTTTAGCATATCAAACCCTTTAATAACAGATATACCTGTTGGTACCTACCCTTTAGAAGATAATGATGGGATAATAGTAAATGCTACATTTCCATTTGAAGGATTAATAATTTTAGGATCAGGAGTTGGAGCTCAAGGTCAAGTCATCCCAGTTCAATTACAAACCTTAAATAATGTTGTAAGTAATATACAAGCCGTATTTAATTTTGCAAGAACTTCAACAAGCCCCCAATTTAAATTAACAAATAATCCAACATATATAACAAACCCATTATACCCTTCTCCCCCTTATTATAATACTCAAGCACCTGCTTTAATATATCTTACAGGTTCATCTGATAATGGGTATAAATCAGGTTCAGGAACTAATCTTAATTGGTATTTTGAAAGAGGAAATAAAGCGGAAAGTGGTAGTATTTCTACATTAATGACTGCTTCTTATAATTTATCTAAATTATATTTTGATCATTATGTTCCTGGAGGAGATTATTATGGAAATGTTTTAACACAATATATTCCATCTGAATCTGTAGCTGCTGGTTACCAACAAATAACTGAATATTTTAACCCTAAAAAAGGAGATTTAGTTAGATTCTATAACCATGATAGTGAAAAATTCCCATTCGCTTCAGCTTTTGAAAGAGAAATTATTAATATTATTCCTCCTCAAGGTCAAACAATAGGAACTGGAGCTAATGGAACTGGTTCATATGAAAATAGATTAGTATTTGAAGTATTAGAAGATAAATCTAGTAATGACGATAATATTCCTAACCAAGCATGCAATACTTCAGGATCTAACGCCCATATTATGAATTTTATTGTGTTATCTAAGGTACCGGATGAAACTAATATTGTTATAATAGCTGAGAAACGAGAAGGTCAAACTTCTGCAGGAGTATTATTTACAGAAGACATATCTAAAACTTTAAAAGATGAAGCAGGTAATATAATTAAAAACTTAAAATCCCAAAATTTAATTTAAAGGAATAGAAAAAACATATATTTATAACTAGTAATCACAAAACATAACATGGGATATTTAAATAACACCAGTGTAACGGTAGATGCAATTCTTACTAAGAAAGGTAGAGAATTGTTAGCAAAAAATGACGGTTCATTCCGTATTACTCAATTCTCATTATCTGATGATGAAATTGATTATACTTTATACAACCCCTATCACCCATCAGGGTCGGCTTATTATGGTGAAGCTATTGAAGCCATGCCAATATTGGAAGCATTTCCTGATGAGACACAAATAATGAAGTATAAACTTTTAACTTTACCAAGAGGTACTGCTAAATTGCCTGTATTGGATGTTGGTTATACTCAAATTACCTTACGTCAAGGAGCATCACTTGCTATTACACCTCAAACTCTAAACTATTTAGGAGCATCAACTGCTTATGAGTCTTCAGGATACACAGCTACTATTGGTGATTCAAGATTAATGTCTACTTTTAATGCTGTAGGTATTAATACAACAGAAGTTCAAGCCTTAAATTCATCTACTACAATTGGAACTAATGTTTCTAAAACTGTAGTTGGAACCACAATAAATTTAACAGCTACAACTGTTAATACACTATTTGGAACAAGAAGTTCTTTATCTACTATCTTAACCCTAACAGGTAGAGATTCAGGAGCCAGAATAACAATCCCAGTAACAATTACAAAAGTAACTAGCTAATAAAAATATAATATGAGCTTTATAACATTAAATGCTGAAGACTTTGTAGTAAGTTCGGATTCAATTACTTCTACTTTATGGAGTAATAACATAACATCCTTAAATACTCTATATACTTCTTCTACTACTATTAACAACAATGCATACTTACCAGTATACAGTGAAAACCCTGTTGTTAATGCCTCTGCTTTACCACAATTTTCAGTTGCTTATGGTCAATTATATGGTTCAGGTTCAGCTCCAATAAATGCTGCTATCCCTGGATTATCTCCAACAAGAATTACTTATGGTCAATACCGTACTTTAATTAATGGGGATGAAAATACTAACATGAATTTTGGAACAGGAAATCCTAATTCATCTGATTTTTACGTTATAAGTTTAAACAGAGCTAATTATAAAGAAAAATTATTCCCTGGAACCTTTAATATATCACTTTCAGGTTCAGATGGTACTAATAACCAATTAATTAAATTAACAGATAATAGTGTTACTACTACTACTTTATCATATTGTGATGCAGGTAGAGTATTTGACATAGTAAGTGGATCTAATGGTTCAGCTACTACTGTTATACCAACAGGAAGTAGTGCTGCAGGATATACAGTTTCAGGTTCATATGGTAAATTCTTACCAGATGTAGGTTTAATTTTATTAAATGCTAGAGCATTATCTTTATCTTGTAGTTTAGGTGGAATTGGTTTAACTCCAAGTGTTACAAATACTGTACCATCTCTAGGTTCAACAAATTCTGGTTTAGTAAATGCTATAAATAAAGGTAAAAGTTTTGCTTTGAATAGTGAAGAAACAATTACTTCTGATTATATTTTCGTAAGAATTAAAAATAGTGATTTCAATTATACTACTAACCCTTCAATGATAAGTGGTAGTGGAGAGTTTTATTATCCCTCATTAATTAATAATCCTCAAACCTACGTTACAACAGTTGGGTTATACAATGACAATAATGAATTGTTAGGTGTAGCAAAATTATCAAAACCTCTAGTAAAGGATTTTACTAAAGAAGCACTAATTCGTGTAAAATTAGACTTTTAATGAATGAGTTTTTCATACAAAACATTAAATTCAAATGATATAACGTTAACCTCCTATATTGCTAACAAGCCATGGGAGGTTACCAATACTACATTATCTCAAAATGGTGTAAATATCTTTATAGGTGAAAACCTACCTTTATCTCGAACTTCTCTTTATGATTCTAAACAAGACCAAAAAACGTCAAATCAAGAATCTAGAAGATTAATCTACGAATCAATTAAACATTTATATTACGAAAATTACACCTCGGGTTCACTTACAGGTACTTTTTTTAATTCATCTTCGTATTTTAATTACGAACAATCTACATTAGCATCAGGTTCTGGGGTATCAACTTTTAGAAATATACCTACAATTACTGGTAGTGCATTTAACCCTTTAAATCCTTCTTCTTATGAAGGAGCTATTTATGATATATCTTCAAGTTTATATGATGAGATTACCTTTGACCCCGATAAAGGGAGTAAAATTGTAGTAATATCTGTAGACCAAGAAGTAATGGGATCAGGATTAACTCCAAACACAGTTTATATCTCAGGTTCAGGATATTATTTAAGAGATGATGGTGAGGGTAATATATACAACTATAGAAGTGAAGCAAACTATGCTAGATATAATTCTGCTATCTATAGTCAAGACATATATTTAGAATTAATAAATTCAAATGCACCTCAATTAGAGTATGTAGGAAATATATTCTATTCACATGGTTTAATTGTAATAACAAATAGTGATTATTTATGTGTATTTGGTGCACCACCAACAGCTATTAATAACTATTTTACTTATTTTAATCTAGACTCCCCCCAAACATTTGATATATTGTCTGATGATTATTCAGATTGTGGGGTATTACTCCCAGATTCAGTTATTACTTCACCTGTAAATGGGTATACTTTCCCAGATTTTACTTATAACAATGGGTTTTTAAATATAACCCCAAACCAACTAAGTGTAATACCCGGAGAATATCAATTGGGATATACAGTAAATAATTCATCAGGTCTTATTAGTAATACAGGTTCAATTAATTTAACAATTACTTCTAAACCCCTTCAAATTACTAATATTATAAGTTCGTCAACCTGTTGGGGAACTGCTTCTAATTCACCTGTAACTTTTTCTATTAATTATGGAGTACCTTATTATAGCTACTCTTTAGATAATGGAGCTAGTTATACTGGTTCAAATAATTTATTCAATGTAACCGTTAGTGGTAGTTTAATATCATCCGACAATAATATTATATATGTTAAGGATTATTTAGAAAATATTATTACACAATCATTCTCATCCTGGTATCCAGGAATAGTATATACTTCAAGTGTATATAAAAACCCATGTAATAGTACAGGAAGTGATGGAAAAATAATAATAGAACTTCCAGAAAATGCTGATCCAGTATCTGCTTCATTAAATAATATTAATTATTTTGGATTAACTTGGTATTCTCCTAAAATATTTACGGGATTAACAACTGGTTCTTATACAGTTTATGTTAAGGATTCAAATAACTGTGTTTCAAGTTCAACTGTAATTTTAACTCCTTATACTCAATTAACTTCAAGTGTGACTCAATCCAACATAAGTTGTTATGGGGGTTCAAATGGAACTCTATCTGTAGCATTTACAAACGTAATAGACAGTCTATATGTTAATTTATTAGACCCAACATCAAGCTATATTTATAATAATGTTCCTTTAAGTTCATTCACAAATAATACCATTACTGCCTTTGGTCTATTTACAGGTAGTTATAGTTTAAATGTATTTAGTATAGGAACAAATGAGTGTCAATCTTATACAAACTCATTTACTTTAACAAGCCCAACACAAATAACATTTACTTTAACAGCTTCTTATATAGATTCTTGTTCTAATGCAATGGTATTTAATGCAACTGGAGGAATATCACCTTATAACTATTATGCTCAAAACACAGGTAGTTCACAATTATTTACATCTGATTCATCTTCAATAAACTTAGATGGATTAAATTCTGGAAATTATAATTTATGGGTTGTAGATAGTAACTCTTGTATTTCAACAATACAAACAGCAACCGTCTATGGTAGAGGATATATTTATAGTGGATCAAATTGCGAAACAATATAATTTATGGCTAATACAGGATATATAACAAGTTCAGGAATACAACAAGTATTTACTAATGGCCCCTATTCAGGATCCTTAGTAACATCTAGCTATGCTAGTGGTAGCACACTTTTTGGTCCTACAATTGACTTTAAACAATCATTCATCTCAGGAACCCTTGATTATCTTCTTCCATGTCCCGGATTATCTTATTACAGATATTATGAAGACTTAATAACCTGTCCAATTAATGGTTGTTCACCCCCAGTATTAAATACTGCCTATCCTCAAATCTGTACCCCATATAATGATAGTTATATAGTCCAATATAACTCATCTTCGGCTAATGCTCTATACACTGTTGTAGAATACAGTACACATAAAAGATTTTTAACTAATACTGGTTCTGTTATTTATAATAATTCAGTTTCACCACATTTAGCTATAGACGTCTCAACATTACCTTTACAACCAACAGCTTTTACTATTGTGTATTTTCAAGCATATAATAGTTGTAGTTCAGGGGTTACTTCATCTTATAGTAATGTTTTATCTGCTTCTTGTGGAGCTGTTATAGATGATGACCCAACTCCAACAGTACAACCATTTTTCGTTTCAATCACAAATCTTATAAATCAACCCCTTTATTATAAAAGAGAGGGATCTACTCAGTACGTTTTATTAGTGAATGAAAATATTACTTTTGATTTTATTGGAGATACCTATAATCTAGAGTTTAGTACCTATTTTTCTCCATATGCTTTTATTTTTAATTCAGTTAGGGTAGATATAGATGGAATAGGATTTAATGATGGAGATGTAAGTCTAACAACAACTTCTCCTTTTGGTGATAATTCACTTATTAATACTTACCCAAATAGTCATAATTTTACCTCAGATAGTAACACAACAACAACAGATCTTACTTTAAGTATAGATAAATCAACTTTCCCATATGGAGGTAATTTACAACTTACATTTTCCCCAATATTTATTGACCCCTTTAACAGTCTATAATAAATGGCAGCTATAATTCAAGATATAAACGCAGTATTAGTATTCAAAAATGAGCACATCATTTATGAAAACGAAATACGTTGTAAGGTAAGTGAAAATGAATTTAATTTATCCCACAACCCAACACTAACGACTGACAATTCAGGTTCATTAAGACCCTTTGCTATTACTTCGGATTTTTCTCCTTATGTAACAACAGTAGGTCTTTATAACAATAGAAGTGAATTACTAGCAGTAGCTAAATTAGCACAACCTATTCCTTTATCCTCAGTAACAGATACTACATTTGTAGTAAAATACGATTTATAAAATTATTTAGATTGCATATTGCAATCCGCAATATAAAACAAAAAAATATGTGGTTATATAAAAACGAAGAAATAAAAGAATTAACAGATATGCCAAACCCTACGTTTGGCTTTATCTATGAAGTAACTCATACTCCAACGGGTAGAAAGTATTTAGGTAAAAAACAATTATTATCTGTTCAAAAGAAAGCTCTAGGTAAAAAAGAATTAGCTTTAATTACTGATAAAAGAGCTTCTAAGAAAAAGACTGTCATTAAAGAGGGAGATTGGAAAACCTATTACGGTTCAAATCCAACAATCAAACAAATGTTAAAAGATGGTAAACAAAATGAATTTACTAGAGAAATTCTTATGTTCGTGCCTTCCAAAAAACTACTAACATATTATGAAGACAAATATCTTTATATTAATGAAGTACTAGAAAAAGGAGACACATACTTTAATGATAACATCAGTGGTAGAATGTTTAAAAAAGACTTTGCATAAAAATTAGGCTCCCGTAGGGAGCCTTATTATATTAACCCAAAAACATAATGAAAGTATACGGACTTTACTACAAGAATTCTACTGAACCTATCAATAAAATGAGATTTAATTCAATAGAAGAAGCAAAATTGTTTTTTTCACAACAAAAACGTTTGATTTTGGAAAAATTCGAACCACTATTTGACGTAAGAGAAATATAAACAAAATAAAGGTTATGGTAAACGGAATATTATTAGGTCTATTACAATCAGTAATAGGGAAAGGTAATGTAACCTCAAGAGGTAACTACGCTTTTCATTGTCCTTTTTGCAAACATAGAAAACCAAAATTAGAAATTAATTTGGTGCCAACAACTAAGAATGAAAATCCTTGGCACTGTTGGGCTTGTGATGCTAAAGGAAAAACAATTTCAACTTTATTTAAAGGTCTAAAAGTAGAAGGAAGTAGATATACTGAATTAAACTCTATATTAGGTACAACCTATAAAACAGATAGAATTGAACTCAACAATAATATTGAACTACCTAAAGAATATATTCCACTATGGGGTATAACTAATCCAACCCTAACAGTTAGAAGAGCTTTATCTTATTTAAAACAAAGAGGTATAACCTCAATAGATGTTTTAAAATACCAAATAGGTTACTGTGAAACAGGAAAATATGCTAATAAAATCCTAATACCAAATTACAATTCAGAAGGTAAATTAGATTATTTTATTGCACGTTCATTCGAAGCAGACCCGTTTAGAAAGTACGATGCTCCGTCGGCCGATAAAAATAACATAATTGGGTTCGAAAACCTTATTAATTGGGATTTACCCGTGATTCTATGTGAAGGTGCGTTTGATGCTATCGCTATTAAGCGTAATGCAATACCGCTATACGGAAAAACATTATCCAAAAAACTAACAAAACGATTATTAAACAATGATGTTAAAAACATATATTTAGCATTAGATAGTGATGCATTAAAAAGTACACTTAAAATTGCCGGAGATATTCTCCATTCAGGGAAAGTATTACACGTGATTAAATTAGATGGTAAAGATCCCTCAGACATGGGATTTGAACACTTTACGGAACTAGTACAACAATCACAAGAATTTACATTTTCTGATTTATTTTCACTTAAATTAGCCATAAACTAATGAAAAAACAGTATGAAAGGTTATTACAAATTTCTGATGACCACAAACAAATTACATTACCAGATTCAAGATTTTATCAAAGAAATGGTGATTATTACCCAAGTATTACCCACGTTTTATCTTCATATCCAAAAGGTAAACATTTTGAAGATTGGTTAAAAAAAGTAGGTTATGCTTCAGAACATATTGTAAGAAAAGCAGCTGAAGAAGGTACTCAAACACATGAACTATGTGAAGACTGGTTAAACGGAGAAGAATGTACTTTTTTAAATCAATATCATAGACCTAAATATGCTCCACATGTTTGGAAAATGTTTTTAGCCTTTGTTAATTTTTGGGAGACTTATAAACCTACTTTAATAGAAACTGAAGTACATTTATTTTCAGATGAAATCAGAGTAGCTGGAACTTGTGATTTAGTTGTTGAAATAGATGGTGTATTATGGGTATTGGATTTAAAAACATCAAACCATTTACAAATTACTTATGATTTACAAACAGCTGTATATGCTAAATGCTATGAAGAATGTTTTGGTAAAAAAGCAGCAAGACTAGGTGTTTTATGGTTAAAATCAAAATCACGTGGAGAAGATAAAACAGGTAAACGTTTAAAAGGTAAAGGTTGGGAAGTAGTAGAATCTGAAAGATCTCAAGAAGCTAACTTAGAAATATTTGGTCATGTTAAAGCTTTATTTGATCTTGAAAACCCATCTCCAAAACCATACATGGATGTTTTAAGAACCACAGTTAAAAGAGAATTCTAAATATTTATACAAATACATAATATTTATTAAACATGATTAAATTATCTGATATTTTAAAGGAAATAACCAACGGGACACCAAAAGCTATATTCTTAGCGGGACCTGCAGGGAGTGGGAAATCATACATTTCAAAACAACTACTACCTTCATCTTATAAAGTAATAAATTCAGATGATACTTACGAAGCACTACTACAAGCAAGTGGTATAGGTTTAAAACAAAAAGATTTTACTCCTGATCAATTATCACAAGCTGCTAAACTTCAAGCACAAGCTAGAAAAACAACACAAGATATATTAGCTAAATCCATCGAAGATAAAAACAACATTATCATCGATGGAACTGGTGCTGCTTCAGGACCGGTATTAAAGAAAAAACAACAATTAGAGGATTTAGGGTATGAAACATTAATGTTAATGATTTATGTTTCTCCTTTAACTTCACTTGAAAGAAACCAACAACGCGATAGAAGTTTAATGCCTGGTATAGTTTTACAAACTTGGAGAGGTGTTAATAAAAACGTGGGTGTATACGAACAAGCTTTTGGGAATAATTTTATTTTATTTAATAATGATCCCGAAAGTTCAAATAAAGGATTTTCTAAAGAGTTATTACAACCTTACCTACAAGCTTCGGCTGCTGTTGGTAAACCAAAAACACCCGAAGAAATAGCTAAATCTAGATCTGAAAAAGAACAATTAAACCAAGACATTGAATCAATGGTAAAATCATTACCTAAATTTGATGATATAGATTCATCTAAATCAAAAATTCAAAACTTTATAAAATAATGAAAGATAAAAATCCAAAATCAATTCCTAAAAAAAAGGTATTGAATGAAGAACAAATAGATAATTTAATTCTAAATTTAGAAAGAGAAGTAAGTCTAGTAATTAAAAGATTAAAGGATGGGAAATAATATTATAGATATAGGAAAAAGATTAGATAACCTAAATAATGTTATTAAAGATAGTCATCCTCAAGATACTTGGATTTTAGATAAAGTCCTACCCTTATTTATAGTATTAATTAATTCTGCTACAACACCTGAACAAGAACAACGTATTATAAATATTATGAACCCCCTATTTGATAATTACGAATATAGGTTTGGACTTACCTTAGAAAATGTTGGTCAACAAATAGCAAGAGAATTATTAGAACAATCTACTCCTATAGTAGCTTTGTATCCTGGTAAATTCAAACCACCCCACGCTGGACACTTTGATGTTGTACAACAAGCATCTAAAATAGCAGATGAAGTTGTAGTAATAATGTCTAACATTCCTAAAGATGAATTCACACCAGAAGAATCAATGAAGGTTTGGTCTTTATATAAAGATTTATTACCTTCAAACGTTGAAATAAAAGTTTCAACTAAATCATCTCCTGTAAGTGAAGTATTTGATATTGTAAAAGACAAATCAAGAGACTTTATTGTACTTTATGGTAAAGGAGAAAGAAGTAGATATGCTGCTATTGATAAAGATAGAGAAAAATATTCTAACGTTCAAATAGTAGATGCAGGTACTGCTGA